AGGAATGAAGAGATTGTTCTGTTACCATAACGCTCGAATTCTTTTTCGTACGTATCAGGCAAATATTGATTTAACCAATCAAAATCAGCATTGGTTAAATAGTTTTGAGCTGTAGGAGTTCTTTCTGAACTCGGTGTTAGCGCAAAAGTCGGAGTCGTTTTAACTTGTCCAGCCATAATATATAATTTTAAATTTTAATTTAACTTCGTTTTATACTTTTAATTTTCAATCCTCTACCCGAAGGTTGAGACATTGATTTAACTCGCATTCCTCCTTTTGTTGAAACCTCTGGTGCTGTGCGTTCAGACATATTTATATTTTTAGTCTTACGCATAACATCTTCAGTCGCATTTGATTTGCCCTGGTCATAAAAGAACTGAGCAAACTTTTCAGGATTCATGGCTATAGCTAAAGAGCGGTGGTATCCCTCTGCATCTCTAAGCATTCCCGAGTCATCCAAAAATTTATTTACAAAATTCATTGGAGTATCTTGAGCTTTTCTTAGATCAGCTGAGCTACCAGGAGAAAACACTACTTCGGAATCGTCTACCTTGAACTTAAAACCTTTAAATTCGGTATTAAACAACTCGTCGCTTTTCTTCGCAAACCACTGAGATTTACGATTGCTTTCTTCTTGTTGCGTTTTAGCTTCACTCATATATTGCTTATAAGCCTCATATTCTTTAGGCTGCGGGGCTGAACTTTCTCTTGACTCAAGAGGCTGTTTGTATATTTCCTGCTGTTCCCGAAAGAATTTTTTGGCTTTTGCAACATCTTTTTTCTTTGTTAGTTTAAGTTTTTTTACTACTGATGGTTCGTCTATTTCTTCATCATAATCATAATCTTCCATTAAGGAGTTTATGTCGTCTGCATCTAAGCCTTCTTCAGTAATAGTTAAATACTCTCGTAACAAAGAGTCAGGATTCATGTTAGAAAAATCTTGTTGTAATTTAACATAATCTTCTAAACTTCGTCCTGTTTCTTTTTTATACTTAAAGTAAGCAGCTACATCTTCTGGAAGAGGATCGGCCTCTTCTCTTTCGGCTGTTAATTCTTCTAATGAACCAATCTGCTTACCGTATCTTTTTTCAATAAATGAAAGAACGTCTGTTTCTTTTAACTCTGCACGCTCAATTGTTTCTGATTGCTCCTCAACAGGATCCTCGCTTTTATTTTCACTTGCAGGTTCTTCTGATTTTTGTTCAGGCTCAGAAGACGCTTCTTTAACTACCTGTTTTTCTTCTGTTTTTTCATCAAACTCTAGCTTTTGCTGAGCTTCATGTTTGTCTAAAAGTTCTTGTTCAATTTCTTGTTTAGACTTTTCAACCACGTCTGTGACTTCTCGTACTTTGTATTCCATTAGATTAGATTTGATTTATTAAACAAAATTAATAAAAAAACAAATACGTTTTTGGCTACCTAGGATCGAACTCTGCAAGGTCAAAACCATCCAAAGAGTCTTCATTTGACTCAAAGTTTTTTGGAGGTAAATTGTTTTTTCTTTGATTTATTAACTGAGACTGTTCTGTATTTTGTTGGCTAATCCTTTCTTTTTTAGCCTCTTCTCTAGCGCCCTCTCTGAAGGCTAGAGCATTCTCAGAAACATTCCTAAGTTGCTGATTATAAGCAAATTCTTGTTTCATAAGTTGAGACTTAAGATTAGCCTCATTGTTTTGTTTTTCTATTTCAAAAGCTATTTCAGCTTGCTTCACTTTCATTTCAGCTTGAGCTTCTAATTCAATTTTTTGAACGGCTACCTGAGCTGCCATTTCTTGAGCTTTAAGCTGTTGTTGTGAAATCATAGCTTGTTTCTGCATTTCTCTCTTTTCGTCAGCTTCTTGCTTAGACTTACGTTTAACCTTTAGTAGTTGGTTTGCTAGTTTTAAGTTTTTAATTTCACGAATATCAATAGCATCTTCAAGATTAATATCTTGTTTAGATAAAGCCATTTGTATATCATCTTTAAAATCAGCAAACTCTAATATATCAGCCACCCTATACGTTAACGCTTCAGCTAACGTACGATATATGTAAAGACTTCCGTCTAATATATGTCGGGTAGCTGTGTTTGAATTTAATGCTGCTAGTTTTTGAACTCCTACTAACGCGTCTGGATTCGGAGTTGACCCATCTCTAGCTTCGTTAAGACCCGTTACAGATCTAATCATGTCTAGATAATGGTTATAATTAGCTATAAGCATTTGAGTTTTTGAAGCCCCTGAATTACTAGTTAATTGTTGAATAGGAACTCTTCCTTGATTGTATTCGCCTTCTTGAGTATAACTTCTACCAACCACACTACCTGTTTGAAAGTATAAACGCAGCGCATCTTCTGGATTGTATGCTGCTCCTGTTCCTAAATCTACTTCATTTAATCCATCCGCATCAATATAAACCCCATCTGGAACTACTCTAGCTATAACTTGCTGTAGTTTTAAGTGAGTCATCTGTATTAAATCAGCAAAAGGAATCATTCGTCTTACTAAAGACTCAATAACACCTTTATACATTCGTGGTGCGACGGCAACATAGTTTGGTAAAGCGTGTTGTGATGATGACTTAGGTCTGACCATATTCTTTGCAAGCTCCCACTTGAGAATTATATTAGTGCCCATAACCATTACACCATCATACCATACATCAATAGTTTTTTCAATCTTTTCAAAGTTTCCTTCTTCTAACATTTCCTCTGGTGGATTGAAAGTATCATCCTTTTCAATCATTCGAGAAGATCCAGTCTCATTAATTTTTTTCTTATAGACCATCTTTTTAGTGGTCTTATAATTGAAATACATAAGAGTACAAGTGTCTCTATAAAATATATCGTTTTCGTAATACTGAGCTGTATTAAAATAGTCATACCAACTTTGACTATATTGAGAGATTTTTTCTAAATCCTCCCTTGTCAGAGTTGGGTCTATTTTTATTAACTCACTTATACCTACTGTTTTTATCTCTCCCCAGTAAAAACAATCTTTAAAATATGGGTCCTCAGTGTAGCTATATACTACATTAGCAGGGTCCACATAAGAAACTTTCACCCCAGATCCTGGAAGAAACTCGTGTTTAGCCATACCAACACCTACTACCATCTGATCATAATCAATTCTTTTACGAACATCTTCATAATGATTTTCTGCAAACATAGTATCTATAGCCTCCTCTTCTGCTATTTCTATAGCGGGCTTATAGTTAAGGTTCATGTACAACGATAGCTCTTCGTCTGATGCAGGGAGCTCATCGGGATCCATAATAAACGGATCAAATCCAGTCTCTTCTTTAATTGTTGTAAGCACTGGCTTAGCGGCCATTTGCCCTTCAACCATGTCTTGATACTTGCTTCTCTTAGACTGAGAAAGAGCGTCTTGAGCATAAGCCTTTACTTTAAATAATCGGTCTTGCATGCCGTTAACCACAATATCAACAAACTTGGGAAGTATTGGAACTGGTGTCCAATCAAGGTTTAAATATGATAGGTCACCGTCAACGGCTAATTCATTTTTATATTTAGCAATAGACTGCTCGCCTCTAGCGTAGAGTCTTAATCTATTAAAATCCCTCCACTGACTATAGTATCTACAGCCATTTGAATCTTTTCTAAACCATTCGTATTGTATCGCTTGACCTATCTGTAATCCGAACTGGTCGGTGGCTTTTTCTGCGTCTGATACAAACTGACTGGGAAAACCTACAGATGAAATATTAATATTAACTTCCTTCATCTATTTTATTAATTCGCTATAAATTCCACTATTACCATATCTTGCAAAGTTAAGATTTATTTTGGTTTGTTTTTGCTCGGGTAAATATAGGTTCTTTTGATTGGCCATTATGGCTAACCCCGAACTAATACTAGCATCAAACTGCGTTCTATTGTTTATGTCAAACCTTGACCACTCTTCTAATGTACGCATAAAATACATAGTGCCCATATCATTAGAATCTCTATACGTTCCTTCTGTGTCTAATCCTATATGTTTTTCTATATAAGACTCAATTGCAGCTGCGTGAGATTGTTTCACATCTTCTGAAGTATTTGGTATACCTCCAAGTTCTCTTTCAGTTTTTGATAGTTTGTTAAAATGACGATCAGGTCTATTCATACAATAACCTCTATAGCCTCTGTTTTTAAAATGATACAACAACCTTGGTTTATTATTTTCTACAAGTATAGGCATACTATAAAATACACAAGCCATAAGAACTTCCTCAAAAAATATCTCTGCCGTCTGAGGCCTAGCCACGTACTCTAAGAAAAATTCATTACTCGGAGCTTGTTCCATGCTGAACTTGGTTAATCCATGCAACGCCCCATTTGAGCCTCGACCACCCACAGTTCCTGATATATCATAAGAGTCACATCCAAAAGCTCCAATATGTTCATTTATAGGATGATAACTGCCGTTTTTGGTTTGTTTTCTATTTGTCAACGACTTATTGGGAGTCCATGACACTTTGAATCTTCCATTTGGATCAGGAGTAAATATAACCTCTGTATCTTTAACCCCGTCTTTCCAATAAAACTTGCCCGTTGTAACATGCTGAGGCATAATCAAAGAGTCATTGTAATCAATCTGTTGGTATATTTTTGTAAGGTTAAAAAGAGAAGATTTACTTTCATCTCTAAAGGCATGGGACACACTGCGAGGAAATTGTCTATAATACTCATTTAAAGCATCGGGATCTTTCTTCAAAGAATCCACTTCAGCTTGCCAATAATCTATAGCGCCATTAGTAATCATTTCTCCATCCACTCCAATTACTGGTTCTTTAGGTTTATAAAATACAGGCATACCATGTCTATCTATAAATCCTTCCATGTTCCACTCCATTGGAATAAATAAAGAATACATACCACTTTTAGTTTGACCATTAGAGTTTCTAGTATTAATATCTGAATCTTCAAACAGTTTTTTAAAGTTAGCCCCACCTTTTCCTAAAGCATTAGAAGTAGATCCCATCATACACTTGCCAATAATCTTACTTCCTAACCTCAAACAAGTCTTCGTAACCCTCCAGTTATTTAAAATGTTATTTGGTTTAAGCCATTTTCCTGATTCATCATGCACTAAAAGTAAGAGCTTTTCACCATCATAAGAGTTTTCGTCTGTATTCTTCCAGTCAATAGTGGTGTCTAAACCGTATAGCTCATCATCAGCAACATCATACATATTTTTTTTTGTAATCTTTGAGGCTGGTATTCTAAAAGCAAGCTCTGTCTTTGGCTTATCCATGCCATCCTGAATAGGTTTAAAAAAGAAAGGGAGTCTATTAGCTATAGGAACAACTTTGTCAGTAAACATTTTTTTTGCATCTGACCCCGTCTTAGACAGTATACCTACTCGTGAGTCTTTTGCTAGTGTTCCTGTGTTTACACACTCTGAAGAACCCATAAAAGAAAATCCAGATCGTCTGATTTTAAGATAATCTAAACCAAAACACCTCTTGTCAGCCTTACATGCCTCCCAATAAATAAAAAATATTCTATTAGCTTCTCTAAAGTCGGGATAACCAACATCGATTGTAGTCCACTGCAAGTACATATAATGAGCTCCAGTAATGTAAGTAGGGCTACCATTGTTATAAAAACTATACCCTAAATCTCTACGGTCAAATTCACTTTCTATATAATCAACCCATTTATCTTTAAAAGGCGCGGGCATTTCATTCCATTGGAATATAGAAGATATTCTAGAAAGCTCTCTAGGTAACTGCATTCGATCCCAATACTGATTACTTTTAGTTTCTGATCTTTTATAAACACTTCCCTCTATCAATGGTAAGGCTATATGCAAACCGCTTATCTCCACTACCTCACCGATTTTTCCAGATTTAGATATAACTACAACATCATACTTCTCATTATAGCCATATATCCACGTCTTGGACCTATTCTTGCGTTTAACTATTCCTGAAGGAATATAGTTAGGCACACTGCTAAATATTTTATTTTGATCTTCGTTCTGCAAAACCTTGTTTTGTATCTATTTTACTTTTGTTTGCTGACATATTTATATTTTCTTGTTCAGCATCTATCTTATTAAGTATTTCAAATGCATCAAAAATAGCTAACTTTTTAGTAGCGGCTGCATTCTTAAGCCTATCGGCAGCAAGCTCATCTTCCGGATCCGGTTTAATAATATTTTCTTTAGCCACCTTAATAAGCTGTTCGACAGCTTTTCTTCCTGCTTCTATAATCTGTACTTTTAATATTTCCGAACTCATACCATTATAGTTATTTGATGATCAAACATTCGATATAATTTTTCTCCATCTACTTCAAACTCATATTCACTTTCGGGTTTAAATATTATTTTACTTCCTTGATTCACTCCTTGCGATAGCAAATAATTATTAGGATAAACCATTTCAGCCAACAACGGCTCTTCTTTCCCACGCTTATAAATATAAGACTCTTGTTTTTTTACAGGCTTTACGAAACAATATCTATCGTGACTATACCACTTATCATTATGATTATACATATAAAACTGATCATTATCTATAAAAAACAAATCATCTTTAAAGTAACTTTTACCACTTTGTTGCCTACCCCTCATATCATTATAGTATTTAAATACATTATGATGAACAAGCAAAGTATCTCCTATTTTTATAGGACCATTATAATGAAGAGGTACTTGATGAACTATACCCTTTCTATTTGAAAATTTATAGTCTTCTTCCGATGAACTTGTTATAACATTCACACCTTCAATGTCTTTAGTGTTATTATACCTTTTTCCATCTAAAGGTTTTACAATAAAATAAAAAGGTGACTTCATTAGAAATTAATATTATATTCAATAGCTACAGGCATATCCGAGCTAAACTCTTTCCATAATAATATTTCATCTTTGCGTTGAATCCATATCTTTATAGATTGTCTATTGGAGTCTTGCTGAATTAGGTGAATAAAGTATTTGCCATTAAGAATCTCTTGACCTACTATGTAGTGCATCGCTCCAGATTTATAATCTGGACCTACGGAGATTTTCCTTATATCCATTAGATTTGATTTAATTTGAATATAAAGATACAAATATTTTAACGCCCTTGTCCTCGGTAAGCTTTGCGGTAGTTCTTAGAAGATTTTAAAACAGAGCTCTTTGTTTTTGAGTGTACCCCTGGTCTTCTAACTTTTGATTTAGTTTGGTAAGTTGCTAGATTAATTGTTTTCGCCATTGCCGTTCATTAAATTAGTTTTTTGTTTGCTCCCAGCGGAGGATCCAAAGTAGTATCCTATTACTTGAGTAAAGGCTGCTACCACTGCTCCAAATCCCATGTCGAATAATCTCTGAGACTCTTCAGGTATTTGCCACAGACCTATCGCTCCCGCAATTACACCAATAAAACAAAGGGTGATACCCCACCCTACAGTTTTAAAAAGAACATCATTTGACCCTGCATTCAAGGCTGCAATCTCTCTCTGTCTTGCAGAAGCTCTATCCTCTACCTCTGCTTGATATGCATCTAAGACCATTTCTTGAGCTCTAACTCGCCTTGTATAATACTTCCAAGAGTGGGATTAATTAGTCCTATAGAAGCTTTGAGCAGCTTCCCTACCGTAGTTTGACCAAATTTCTTCTTTGGCTTACTCATATTACTTGATACGTTGTTTTACCGTTTTCTTTTACCGCTCTTAGTGCGCGTCCTCTATTCTCACTGTCTGAGACGTAGCTAACATGTACCCAATCAGGATTAGTGTCATCACCAAACTCCCATATTATTTGATCATAAGATAGGTTATTTTTAATATGCTCAAACATCTCTGCATTTGTTTTATGTCCGAAGGTATCATCTAGGTCAATCGCACGACCCTGGCAATGCTGGCTTCGTGAACTTCCGCCAATAGCTTGATTCAAATTTTCAGACCGGTAAAAAGAATTTATTTTTATTGGGCCGCCTACCCATTTTCTTAATGGCTCAAAAAGATTGTCAGCCAAGAT